GGTGTAACCGAGGTTCTATTTACATTTGCTGATGTAAAGATTCTATGGTCAAACTGGACCATATGGGTTAGGAATGAAGGAAAATCTGTCGGTCTGTTCGTGACGTCAATGTACCTAGGAAAGGTAGCATTAACTGTCTGAACAGAGTCGGCAACAAACCGAGTCTCTCCTATTAGCTCGGCTTGCACATTTTCATTGTCGTTGGAATTGAATTCGGCAACTGAAGATTACGAAACACCATGCTCAGTCAAGCAATGGGTAAGGTCGATTTTCTACTCCTAGTCCAGGATCCTATATGCAGAATTGAAAAATTGTAAAATCTTTCTGCAATAGCGTGCAAGTAACTAGGGCCTCTTTTATTTTTGGTAAGGTCCGACGGCTCAGACCGAGCGCCAGTTTTGTACGAAAACTGGCAAAAACAACCACCAGGCTTACTGGTCTTCCTCTAACATGGGCGTGAAATCTGCAGCAAGGGCAAAGGTTCGAAAACCGTTATCCTTGTACTCATTCATCAGGGAATCCCAGTTCAAATTAACTGGATTCACTCCCACGTCGGAAAGAGCTCCTCCTGCAAAGGTTTGGAATTCATCAAAGAACTCTCTCCCATGCAGAAACGCCTCACGTTGCGCACCTCCATAAACGTCACACAGACGAGTAAGAGGGGCAATGCTAGAATCAAACTTTTCATAGCAGAAGGCTTTGTATATGGAATCTTTGTCGATTGGAGCCACATACTCTCCAATTTCAGCAGACATGAAGAAGGAACGCTTCAAAAACGTCAAATCCTCAAAAGGAATATCTGTCAACATCTCATTGCCCTTCTTGGCAGGAGTGGCAACATAACCCAACCTGCGGTACACAGCCGCAATGGTTATCATGTTGAACCTTGTTTTCAGATCCTCATCTGCACTGGTAACATTGTCATCTCCAACGTTAGCAGTCGACACTTTCGCTTCGAACTCTGCTAAATTGCCTATCAACCGAAGAAAGGCAACCCTTAACAGAAACGAATTGACGAAAGAGTTCATCGCCAAAGTGAAAATAACTCC